TGCTACCAGCTTACCACTCATGAGCGGCGTTATGACAGGCATAGAGCTTAATCCAGAGATTAGAAAGGCAAAGTATCACACAGACAACGTAACTCGTGTACGGGGTTCTGACAACGCCACAGTGGTCAACCAGAGACTCATGGGAGTTCCGTATAAGGTCAGCATGGATTTATCGATATACACGTCTAATTCTGATCAACAGTTTCAGCTACTTGAGCAGATTCTTATGATGTTTAACCCAAAGCTTACCATACAGAAATCAGACAACGTTATTGATTGGACTTACCTCTCAGAGATTGAGTTAGTTTCGGTTGTACCAGAAAGTAATTTCCCATCTGGACTAGATGATAGATACATGGTTTACACACTGTCGTTCCTAATGGATGTTTGGTTGGATTACCCAATGAAGGAATCTACCGGAATTATCGAAGAAATTATAACAACGATCAAAGATGATACCAATGATTCTGGTGGTATTGATCTAGAAACATTTGTTGTTAACAGTAACTAAGGAAACGTTTAGATGGTAGCTACAACACAAGCAGAGATTAATCGCCCGTTATCAGACAAGACCGTAGATAAGTTCTACGTTTCTTTTTATGAGATGGACAATAACGTTTCGAATGTTCTTGGTAGAGAAGTACAGAGCATCGAAAGACCCACGATAACTTTCAATGAGTTTGAAATTAGACATAAGGGAATCAAGAATCTAAACGAAGCTCGTTTGGAATATCAATCTATAACTATTAACTTTTTCGATGATTCTTCTTCACTAGTAAACAAAGCTTTGTACGAACAAGTCAGAAGACAAACCGGGAAGTCTACCGTAAGTCACGACAATACTCAGTTTAGTGTTGGTGTAAAGGTATACACAACCGATGACAGAGTTGCAGAAGAATTTAAGTTAATTGATTGTCATATCGTATCAATCACTCACTCAGAACAAATCTATGCTGATAGTACAAACAACATTATCAGTATGACGATAAGTTTCAATGATCTTTGTTATTACTTTCCAGAGATTGATGGTGCTGCTAATTCTGATAATTATATCTATCTCGTTGATGGAGATGGAGATAATCTTATTGATGAGCAAGAGAACACAATAGTTGTATAAGCAATATGTACATATATTTAATAACTAACAAGATTAATCTAAAAAAATATGTTGGTAAGACTGAACAATCTTCGCCAATAAAAAGATGGCGTAGACATATTTACGATTCATTTAATGGGAGTGAGTGTTATTTACACAGATCAATGAGGCGAAATGGTGTTGATAATTTTCATTTTCAAATTATAGATTGTTGTAACAACCCTGATGAATTAAACGAAATGGAAATAGAATACATATCAGAATTCAATACATATTATGGTGAAGGATACAATTCAACATTAGGTGGCGAAGGATGTTCTGGTAGAGTGATGTCTGACGAAACCAAGAAAAAAATATCACAAAAAGCTAAAAATCGAACAATATCAACTGAACATAGGAAAAAGATAACAGAAAAACTTAAAGGGAGAAAAGTATCTGATGAAACTAAACAAAAAATGTCAGTTTCACATAAAGGTAAAAAATTATCAAAAGAACATATAATAAAATTATCTGAAAACAGCAAAGGAAAAAATTCAAAACGAGTGGCACAATTTTCATTATCTGGTGAACTACTAAACACATACGATTCTGTAAAAGAAGCGGCACACACAACCAAATCACCATATTCTCATATATGTGGGGTTTGTAGTAGAGCGAAATATAGAAAATCTGCGGGTGGATTCATTTGGAGATATGTATAAATAATACATATTAGAGGATAATACAATCGGTACTAAACGAATATCAGATTTAAACGAGACAGCAACTCCAGATGAAACTTCCGAAGTTGTTCTTGAAAATACGAAGGGATTTACTCTTAAGACTAAGATAAGCAACTTACTAAAAAGGTTGTTTAGCTTTGATCCTGTCTATGATGATTACTTGATTTCTATCAATGATACTCAGGCACCTTCTGGTAACAGTAAACCAAATTTAAGCGAATTTAGAAGTGGACTTTATATTCAAGAGTTCCATGTTTCATCCAGTATTATTGAAGTGTTCTTCGTGAGACACATCGGACATGATATTGAGGCGGGTACTGACATGACATTTCATGTTCATTGGTCACATAACAACGCATCACCAGCGGGTAATGTAAAATGGCATATTGATTATACGATTGCCAGAGGATATGAAGCTGGAGTTTTCTCTGTTCCAACAACACTAACTTCTATACAAGCTGCTGGAGCACAGTATGCTCACCACATCACAGATGATGATGACATGGTTATTACTACTAATGTTGAGATTGAACCTGATTCAATCGTCATCGGAAGAATCTGGAGAGATACTGATGAAGTAGATGATACTTTTGCTGATGGTGCTTTCTTACTACATGCTGATATTCATTATAAGAAATCTCGTGTAGGTACTACAGAACGCAATCGTCCGTTCACAAGTGGAGGATTCTAATGCCTATTGATCTATTACTTCGTAAGAATAACGGAGCAGACAAATTAACCAAAGATGAGCTTGATCAGAATTTCATTGATATTCAAGCTGCTGTTAACTCTTCACATAACGAAGTGGTTAATGTGAGTGTAAACACAACTCTATCTGATATTCGTATAGCTTTAGTGGATGCTTCTGCTGCTGGACTTACAGTTATTTTACCAAACGTTTCTACGGTTACTAATCAAGAATTTATCATTAAGAAAATCGATAGTAGTCCTAACGTTGTGACTATTGCTACTTATAATACAGATGTAATAGAAGGAACTACAGAGTTAACAATAAATACACAGTGGACAGTAATAAGAGTTGTGTCTAATGGCACAGCTTGGTATGTAGTTTAATAGGAAACAAAAATGGCAAAATCGTATACAGCATTATCATCACCAGCAGTAACCAATCTTAATAGTTTAGCAGACGCTACTTATTGGGTCAGTGCTGATGTTGACAACGGCACAGCATTAGCATTTGAGATAGAAGTGTTTGCTACAATTCTAACCACTACCACAGCAGGTACTACTGGATCAGTTGATGTTTATATTGCTGGTTCTGTTGATGGTGGTACTGACTACGCTGGTGGTATCACAACACAAGCTGATGCTACTTATACTCCACTTGGAGATGACACATCTCATTGGAAGTTTTTAGGAAGCCTCACATACACAGCAGAAGCTACAGCAAGAACAATGAAGAAACGTTTCATGATCTATGACATTCCACAGAATTTCAAATTGGTTGTGTATAACAAAACTGGCACAGCATTAGGCGCAACTACTTCAATTGAATTGAATTCTATTAAGTATGCGTAATGACAACTCCAATAGATATCAGTGTTGCGAGATGGTATAGGCAAACTTCCTCACCATTCTATGATGGTGGTTCTCCCTTAGTATCCCGATCTCCGGGTGGTGCAATCTATTACACTGGCATACCTTACATAACTGTAGGTAACAATCTAACTGCTGCTTGGCCCGGAGATGATCCAATAACAACAACAAGGCCAGCATTACCTAGTCCTTGGACTTCAGAACAAGCGGGTTTCTATTTCGTAGACAATGAAACAGGTACAGATACTGCTAGAACCTATGGTGATCCAACAGCACCAAGAGCAACTATCCCAACAACAATACCCGCTGGTAGTATCATTGTATTAGATGGTATCTACGACGTTTATCATGGGTCTCCATCAAATATTACTTTTAATGGCACACAGGCTGATCCAGTTTGGATCACAGCTTATAATAGTGGTACACCACCTATCACAAGACAGAAATGGGAAATTGATGGAACTTGGACTTACATAGATGGCATTCATAGAGCGTCTGCTTCTCCAACAACAGACACGGACAATTTTAATTGGGCAATGATTGATAGTAGTTATGTAACAATAAAGAATTGTGACCTTGCTGGCACACAAACAGTATCAAACGAAGGTTCTGGTGGTTTGAATGTAAGCACCAGTAGTTATATTCTTGTATATAACAATATAATACGTGATGCTGGGTATTTAGATACTGCTATAGATGCAGACAAACATGGTTGTAATATAAACACATCAGATGATTGTTGGGTACTTGATAACACATTCTATAATATTTCTGGTGATAGTATACAGATTGGTGGACAAGATAATGCTGGTGCTACCGATTCTAATAGGATTTATGTTGGTGGCAATGTTGGTTATGGTAATAGACAAAATCATATTTGGGTTAAAGAAGCATCAGATATAATCATCTCTGGTAACACTGCTTATGATATGACAGGTGGTATTTCTGGTGGAGGCGGCGGTGGTTACGGTGGACAATACGATCATGAAAATGTTTGGTTTATCAATAATGTGGTTCATGATTCTATTTTCGGTATAACTTTACAATCTGGTACTGGTAAAGAGTATGTTATTGGTAATGTGATATACAATACTACTGGATATGACGATGGTAATCCCCATCTATTCTCCGCTATGCTAATTAGGTCGGGCGGTGACAAATCTATTCACTTCAATACTTTATATAATAATGCTGGTGGATTAAACTGGCCTAGTATTAATGCTGGTGACAAATTTACTCATAATATTATTGGATTTCCTACTGTTGGAACTCGCCAGCTTTATAGCCCAGATACTATAGGTTCCTCTACTGGAGAAATAGATTATAACTTCTGGGAAGGTGCTACTCAAGCAATATCTTATAACAACAGCACTATTAATAATCTTGCTACGTTTATTACTAATACTACTCACAGTGATAACGGAGTTACTGGGACAAGTGCTGTTATGACTGATCCAGCAAACGAAATCTTCACATTATCAAACGGAAGTCCTTGTATCGATGCTGGTGGTTCTACTGCTATAACAGCATTCACAGATTTCCAAACTCGTTATGGACAAAGTATAGCGGAAGACTTTGTTGCAACATCAAAACCATACAACACCAACTTCGATATCGGCGCATATGAAGCTGATGGTAATCCTATTATCAGAAATGACTCGTTCGATAGTGCTGGTTCTGATTTGGTTGGTTATACAACTAATAACTCTGCTTCTTTGCCGGGTGTCACACAAGTAAGTGGACACTATGCTGCTGATCTACAAAGCAATGCCGGGAATATAACACTTCATTATAATGGATCACAGGGAAGATTGGATGCTAAATTAACAACGTTCCCATTTGAAGCTATTGCTAGAAACATAGGAATAGAAACATCAGTAGGAACACAAACTGCTCCGGGTACTACTAACGATCCTATTATCTTCTGTGGTATGCAAGCTCATGTTGAAGATTTAACTTCTATAAACTCAGCTCACATGGTTGCAGGACATCGTGGTAGTAATGCAACTTATACAGTAGAAGGAAAGAACACTCTTAATGGTAGTTCCACGGTAACTGATGAAGGTAATAATGCTGCTCCCGATTGTCGTGTGGATATGAGATTTATTGGTAATGCCAATAATACAATCACAGCATATTGGCAATTACCTAATACAAACATTGGTGTTACTCCCGATAGTTGGTCTCTTTATAATGGGACAGGAAGTTTAGCTAATAATGCTCCTACTTTTGGTGATCAAGTCTATGTTGGTTTAATCACATATGCACAAGATGGTGATGGTGTTCCTTTCTCTGGAACATGTGACAGCT